CCACGCATTTGCATCGGCACCGGGAGGCAAATTACGCCTCGGGTACAATAATCCGGCCACGGCCCTCTCAGGATCCAACTTTGGGACATAGAGCACTAAATCGTGCGCCACTGAGCTGGAGGGTCCGGCCTCACCTTCCTCACCCACCGGTCTAACAATTACGCGATCCCTCACTTCCAGGAACTTCATTCCTAGAAACGATTTCTCGCTCAACGGACCGGCATTGCCAGTTCCAGGCTTATATATTTTTCCGAACGCCGATTTTATCAAATCTCTTCTCGCGTCCGTTCCATAACCTTGCAGCCAAGACTTCGTGATACAGAATAGCTGGTCGTCACCATAGGTAACCCACGTGACATGATCCAACAACTCCTCCACTTGCTTCTTAGTCAACAGACTCCACGTCTGCAGACCTAATTTTTGAGCGTGCAATAACAACAATGTCCCCATCGTAGCCACGTCCAAACAGAAGCAGTCCTGGTCGCTCGTACCTGGTTTTCCTGACTTCAAACCTATAGTGCTCTTCACAAACACTTGGGGGGGGAGAACACACCAAGCTTCTTTTGACACGTTTTGGCAAAATTTCCATATTTCCGTCCAGAAATGTGCCCCTGCTTTTACTTTACGTTCGGCCGGGCTTGTCTGGGGGTAGTCCTCAGGTTTCTTATACCTAGAAAGGACATACTGCGTCCACGCATCTTCTTCGAAGTTGTATATGCTTTGATCTAATCCAGAGATGTCGGGATCCTCCCACACGACTTCCTCCAGAGATCTTTTTCCCATGAGCTTATTCACCAATTGAGCTCCACCATCCTGAGTCCAACTAAACCCAACCGCAACATGTTGTCCAGTAGGATAATGCATTGCCGAGGTAACAGGTTGCAACATAGCACTCATCGCTAACCTAGGGATTGCAGGGAAGATATAGAAAACTCTATTTCTTTTTTCCCCTTTCTCCACCTCCTCGTACTCCGCAAGCTCGGTCTTAGGGTACGGTCTTATCAATCTATGCTGCGCCGGGAAAACTTGGCCTTTCGAGCCTATAAATTCCTTCCACACAGGGACCCAATCTTGGGAGATTTCTTCCAAATTCTCCAAGAGAGAGCCCTTGTATGGCATTCCTGCGGCCGCAGTATGATTCAGCGTATTGAGCTGCCCCAACATCTCATCA